CCGATGCCTTTGTATCGGATTTAGGACCCACCATAGGTAGTCTCAGAAGACTTTTTACGATTGAATATTCACAACGCCCCACGTTTGGATTACCTTTTAAAAATTTAGGAGATGGATTTTCGAATCGGCCATCAATTCAAACCGATGTAATTAGTGAAGCAGCTAACGAATTGGGTTTAACAAGACAACGTAATATAGAAATACCATTCACGAGAGATAAAAGCGACCCAAAGAAAAAGAAAGAATTAAAACTTGGTGATAAACTAAGAGAGGGTGTCAAATCAATTGCCAGTAAAATAAAAATACCTGTTAAAAAATTTAGAAGGACACCATTTATAGATTTATCTGGCGGACCAGGTAATCATAATGATTTTTGGACGTTAACTGCTGGTAATCCTGTTAGATTACATGGTTATGATGATAAAATATCAAAAAGCACAATCGAATCAACAAATGATTTTTTGTATGAGGGAGATAGTAAAAACCCTTTAGAAGATGAGACTTTTGATATAAACGCTGGAGATTTTTATCTTAGGATAAAAGATTTGAGAGACAACACATTTATTTACTTTAGAGGATATATTACAGGTATAACAGAAAATGTAAGTCCTTCATATTCTTCAATTAATTATGTAGGTAGAAGTGAACCAGTATATATTTACGAAAGAGCTGAAAGGGATTTAAACTTTACTCTTAGAGTGTATCCAAATAACATAGAAGAGTTCAACGCAATGTATGTCAAAATGGACAGATTAACCTCTATGGCATATCCTGATTATTATGACGACGGTCGAGGATTGAGTAGAATGAAACCACCATTTACTGAAATGTATATGGGTCACATCGGTAGTAGGTCAAAAGGACAGTTTGGATATATTAAATCAATATCATACACAGTGCCAGGTGAGGGAGATTGGGATGCCAATCAAGCACTGCCTAGGTTATTCGATATTGCGATTAGTTATCAGATACTCGGTAAGAAACCACCAAGTCTTTCTAATGGAACCAACGGAGAGGGTCTATTTTATGGGAGTAGGTCGTAATGAGTAGATATGACGATATTACAAAAATAGACAACAAAAAGTTTAAGTCAATAGGCACTTCTTATCTACCATCTTTTAAAGAAAGTAATTCTGATATATTGTTGATAGCCCAAGAGGGTGATAGATGTGATTTATTAGCACAAGAATATTACGGAACACCAACTCTATGGTGGTTTATAGCATCAATAAATAATTTAAAGTCCAACAACATAGAGGCAGGCACACAACTTAGGGTTCCTATTTCGACTGAACAAGCCATTTTAAAATAATGAATCTTAGAGATAAAGTATTCGGTGGAAACGTCGATGAAAAAGTTATAGACTATATTGAAAAAATACAACGTGGTAACTTAGAAATAGGCCCGAATGACGAGGTTAAAGATGACGGTGAGAGTTATTTAGGAGATAGATTACCATACGTCCGAATGTGGACTGCTGTTAACATCAATCAAGTAAAAAGAAGTGAGGAAACAAATAAATATGAGAGTGTCGGAGATAATAAACAAAAAATATTTGTAATAAATGAAAATAGAGTTGATGGATATAATAATACAGATGAGGGGTTATTAGAACCAGTCTCATCGGACATCACATCGGTAAACGAGTTAGCTAATAATCAATATTCTAAACCACCAGCAGGCATAACATCGGTTAATTCAAAATCAGAGGGTGCTGTAGGAGCACTGAGAAGAACAACAGTAAACTTTTTAGTTCATAATAAATTAGATTTTGAACAAATATTTCTACCCTTTTTTCTAAAACCGGGTGCGACTGTTTTTGTTGATTTTGGTTGGTCAGATAAAAATTTAAGCTTATACAATCCTGAAACCAAGTTAAATGAGTTAAATGATCTAGAAATGTCAAGATTCTATGAAAATTTGACCCAAGAAAGTCAAAAATTAGGATATGGTTTTAAATCAACAATTAGTGGACAAGTCACAAAGTATGATGTAACCGTTGACCAAAACGGTTCATTTAGTTGCACCTTAGAATTTGTATCAACTAATTATTCTCTTTTGGATACCGAAGTCTCAGATGATAATGACTTAAAATATATTTTTGATAATACAATTGAAGAATTATTATTAGGTTATTTTGTAAAATTAAGTGGTGAGGATCCTGATGCGATTTTTAACTCCAAAGGTGCGAATCGATTATCAAATGAAGAACGGTCTACTCTAATTAAACAATTCTTCGACTCTGGTATTGAACCAGCTTCTTTGGGAGAAATAAATAACATAGCAAAAAAAACAGGTATCTTCTACCAAAATATTTTGACAGGTAATGATGATGAGGATGTTTTAGATGATAAAGAAGCACTTTATATTTCTTATGGTTTTTTTGAAGATAAATTTTTAAACAATTTTATTTCTCTTTGGGAAACCATCGATGTGGATGGGAATGTTCAGAGTAGTCGTAAATCTGAAAAACCTTTTTCCCCAACCTTCAGTAGTGTTAATTCATATGTAAGATTTGATAATAACTTATATACAAGGCAAAGTTATAGATATCAAGATAAAGACGAGAAAGCATCTTACCTATATCCAAACAATTGGGACGTGGATACAACATATAACAAAATAAAACCGAACGGCTTTACTGATACAAGGGATGATAAAGAAAAGGGTATTATGCCAATTAGAGAATTATTCATATCAGTTCCACTAATTTCAGAAGCTTTTCGAGTGTCTTCGAATGTTAACGATGCTCTTGAATTTATATTTGACAAAATTAAACAAGATTCAGGTGATATTATTAATATAAAGCTGATACAAAACAATGAATCACAAAATTCTTTAACACCCTATGACGTTAACATCACACCAGAACAAGACAGAGTGTTAGAGTTTGATTTAACTTCGGGTAACACAATTGTTCAAAGTTTCGATTTAAAATTTGAAACACCAAAAGCTGGTTTATCAAGTATGATTGCCATAGGTAATTTAAATCAACCAGCAGTATTTGACGAATTGCAACTTATGAAATTCAATTTATTAAATGCGATACAGTCTAAAGGTAAAAAGTATCAGATAAGGCATCTACCGATTTATGGGGATTTGCCAGCACAGAAAAAGGCACTAACAGTTCAATTAGATAAATTATTACTCAACAGTGATTCTGGTATAAACGTGGATGATTTTTTCCCAAGTGGTGACGTTAGTAATCGATATTCAGAGTTCAAAAAATCTAGAGATGCTAAAATAAAAGCCTTACCAAAAGTGGAAAATGAACCAGAATTTGAAGATGTCGAAAAAAATCTACCCGGTGAAGATGAAGATGGTAAGACTATTTTTTATGTCTCAAGCGACAGAGAACATGCCCTAACTGAGGCAAAGATTCAAAATTTTATACTTACAAGTGATGTTGGGATATCACCAGTCCTACCAATTAATTTGTCTCTAAAAGTTTATGGGAATAATTTTTTAGGTATAGGAGATTATTTTACAGTAAACTATTTACCTGAACAATTCAAAAATAGAGTCTTTTTTCAAATAGTTGGGGTAGACCACACTCTAGATACAACCGGTTGGTCTACATCTTATACCACCGTGATGAGATTACAGTCAACTCAAAAGTTCAAACAGTTTGGAGATGTAAAAGGTGATGATGCCAGATACGTCGTTGAGTTTCATCCAATTTTTAAAAAAAATACCATTGAAAACGGAAAGAAATTTCAAAATAAAAGTCAGAGAAATGAAGGCGAGTCAATTTTTATAACAAAAATGAAAACAAAAATTCCACCACAGAAAATAGAACCACAATTTAATAGAGGTCCGATGTCGATTGATGATATACCACCTTTAGTGTATAAAGTAAATGAAAAAATATTTGACCGTTCTGATGAGCAAGCCTTAGACAAATATAAAAAATTCAATGAAAAAAATAAAGATATCAGTGGTAGGTCAAAAATTAAGGACGATAGGATGACCTTGAGCTTTGCGTTATCAAATGATTTAAGTTATGGTAGGTTAGCGGCATGGGTTGCTTTCTCGAATATGTTATTAAGTGACGATTTGATAAATTGGGATAGGAGTTATAAAATTAAACCATTTTATTCAAATTTAGATTTTAAAAATGCTAATTTCAACACCGTTTATACGATACCTAGATTACAAAATAATGAACCCTCGGATTTATATATTTTAAATGTCTTAAATTCATTTGATAATGTCGTTACTAACTTTAGAGAAGTTTCTCCTACTGCCATAGATGATTTTCAACTAAAAATTGATAATTTAGTCAAAACAAACCTAGAGGGTAAACAAAAAATTTCAACCAAATTAAATTTAGTCGATATGTTGACTTACGGTGGTTTTAATTTTTTTAATTCAATTGTTTGGGAGTGTCCTAAAGATCAAGCCACTACTTTTGATAGTATTGAACTTAGCGGACATGATGACTTTAATAATATCAGAACAATGGACATACCTACAAATCTGGTTGGAAAGAAAAACGGTTTTAGTTATGATAAAGTTTTTAAAAAATTGTATAGAGACTACGTTGGTATAAAAGCGGTATTCAGAACTTTATTTGAAAACACCTAAAAAGTATTGACTTTAAGATAATTTATATGTAAGTTAACGTATGATTAAATTGGTTACTTCTAAACCTAACTGGTCTAAATCTCACCCGTTAGATGACTTAGTTTTAGCATATGATGTTATAGAACATAAGTTAGTTTATGCTAATCATTATGAGAAGATGACCGTTGGTATAGATTATTTAGAAGACGAAGGGATGTTGATTGATGATTGGAAAGCTGGATATTCTTATGATTTTGCTGGTCGCCCTAAGTATTGTGCTGATATCCTAAACTATTGGATGACAAACAAACCACTTGACCGTATACAATGGGATAGTTTTTACGACCAAGATGATTTCACATATTATTATCCGTTAGATAAAATGATAGAACAACTATGTGAAAATGTCCCACATTATAAAGATATGGCAGATTTTAATAAGTTAGGTAAATTTCACGATGAATTTATAAATGCTTTCGGTGAGTTAGAATCAAATGGTATTGGAGTCAATACGGACTTCACAAAGATATTCGGTGACCAAATGTTAAAGTATATTCACAAAAAGAAGATATATCAGAACTATAACTTCTTTACAACTACATCAAGACCATCTAACTCTATTCATAATCTTAACTTCGCTGCCCTTACACAAGAACAGAGAAGAGCATTCTCACCACTTAATGATGTATTTGTAGAGTTTGATTTTGAATCCTACCACCCAAGGTTGATTGCTAAACTAACTGATTATGACTTTGGCGATAAGTCAGTATATGGTAAGTTATCAGTGGACTTAGGTGTTACAGAGAGGGAAGCAAAAGCATTAACATTTCAAAACCTATACGGTGGTGTGAGAAAAGATATTGCTAAAATGAGTAAGTTTTTTAGGGGGGTAGAGGATTTAGTCAAGGTATTATATGATGAATATATGACTCGTAATGGAATCTTAACACATATTTATAAACGACCAATGAAAAGAGCTAATTTAGGTGATTTGAATGCTCAGAAGTTATTTAATTATTACATACAGGCATATGAAACTGAACGGAATGTTACTATCTTAAATAAACTACACACATATTTATATGAAAGGAAGACTAATATAGTTCATTATAATTATGATAGTTTTCTTTTTGACTACTCCAAGGAAGATGGTAGGGATACAATAGATGACATTAAAAAAATTTTACAAAAAGATGACTTTATCATACATGGAAAAGTTGGTAAGACTTATGGAACATTAAGAAATTATGCGTTTTAATTTAGATAAATTATGGGTAAACTGGCGGAGAGCTGTTCCTAATGGTGTGCCAAATCCTAAAAATGCCTATCATCTAGTTTTACTAAAAGAAATTTGTTTAGCAAAGGGTGTTGAAAAAGATGTTATTGATAAGGTTTTGTTAACACTTGAACAAGAAGATACTTTCACCGCAAAAAGTAAAAAGACTGGTAAAGTAGTTGCTTTTGGTTCAGAGGAAACTAGAGATAAAGCCATTGATAGTGGTGATTATGAAGATGTTGAGAAAAAAGATGATAAAGAAAAAGAACCAACGACAAAACTAGGTGGTGACGAATTATCAACCGATACTTATGCTGACTCTCTAACCAGTTCAGATGATAACGATGTTCCTGATGATAAACAAGAGGGAACACCAGTTCCT